TGTGCGGTCGGGGCCATGGCACACCACAGGCACACAGGCAACAGGCAGGAGCATCATGGGAAAGCGGGGCCACAGTGCTGGTCGAGGTTCGCGGAACGGTCGTGCGTCTGCCGGAGCGGCTGGCACGCCAGCTGATCGCGCAAGGGCAGGCGCGGCCGGCGCAGTCCGACAAGGAGACCCGCAGCGCGTAGTGCTGCACTCCAACGCGCCGTTCACCGGCACCGGCTACGGCGTCCAGGCGGCCGCCCTGGCCCGGTCGATGGCGGCAGACGGCGTGGACGTCGGGCTGTCCACCAACTATGGCGTCCAGGGCACCATGACCGAGTGGGAGGGGATGCCGGTCTATCCTTCCGGCTACCACCCGTATTCCGCTGACGTGCTCAAGGCCCACTGGCAGCACTTCACCGAGAACGACAAGTACCCGGCCGCACTCCTGACCCTGTTCGACTGCTGGCCGTACAAGTCGGCCAAGGTCGACGAGGTCCCAGTCATCGGTTCGTGGGTCCCGGTCGACCACCTGCCGACGCCTCCCGAGGTGCTCAAGTGGTGCGAGCGGCCGAACGTGCTGCCGATCGCCATGGCGGACTTTGGCGTGAAGATGCTCGAGGCCGCCGGCCTCGACTGCCGCTACGCACCGCACGGCGTCGACACCGAGCTGTTTCGGCCCGGCCAGATGGCCAACGGACTGTCGGGCCGTGAGCTCATCGACGTGCCCGGCGACGCCTTCCTGGTCGGCATGTTTGCCGCCAACAAGGGCCAGCTACCCAACCGTAAAGCGTTCCCCGAGAATTTCCTCGCCATGTCGGAGTTCATGCAGCGCCACAGCGCCGTCGGGCTCTACCTGCACACCGAGCAGAAGGGCGCCATGAACGGCATTGCCCTAGACCGGCTCGCCATGGCGTGCGGCGTCCCCGAGGACCGCACCATCTGGGTCGACCAGTACTCGTACTACGCCGGCCTTGAGCACCGCAGCATCGCAGCCCTCATGGCGTCGCTCGACGTCAACCTGCTCTGTTCGGCCGGCGAAGGGTTCGGCGTCCCCGTCATCGAGGCTGCCGCCTGCGGCACTCCATCGATCGTCTCGGAGTTCTCGGCGCAGCCCGAGCTCGTCGAGGGCTACGGCTGGACCGTCGGCGGGCAGCCCATGTGGGACCCGTACCAGGGCGCCTGGCTGCACACGCCGTCCGTTCCCGCCATTGTCGAGGCCCTCGAGGACGCCTACGCCGACGCAGGGTCGCGCCGCAGTGCCGCCCGTGCGTTCGCACTCGACTACGACCACCGGGCCGTCTACGCCAAGCACTGGCGCCCGATCATCGACGAGCTCTCCACGCTCGCCAACGGAGGCACACCGTGAGCATCACCAACGGCTACGCCACCCTGGCCGAGCTCAAGGCCGCGCTGCGCATCACCGACTACATCGACGACGCCGCCCTCGAGCGGGCCGTCGAGGGCGCCAGCCGCCGCATCGACGGCGTCTGCGACCGCCGGTTCTACCTGGACGGCACCGCCACTGCCCGCACCTACTACGCGACGTCGGCCTGGCGCTGCGACGTCGACGACATCGGCACCACCACCGGGCTCGTCGTGAAGACCGACGAGGACGGATCGGGCACCTACGCCACGACCTGGACCGCCAGCGACTACGAGCTGGGACCGCTCAACAACATCGTCAAGGGCGCCCCGATCCACATCATCACCGGCGTCGGGCTCATGTTCCCGACCCATACCCGCCCGGCACCCGTCCAGGTCACCGCCAAGTGGGGCTGGCCGTCGGTCCCGCACGCCATCCGCGAGGCGACCATCCTGCTTGCAGGCCGCATGTTCAAGCGCACCGACAGCCTGCTCGGCGTCGCTGGTGGCGCCGGCGACTTCGTCGTGCCGGTCATGCGGTTCGACTCCGACATCGAGGAGCTTGTCGCGCCCTACGTCCGTCGGCGGCTGGCCTGATGGCGGGCACCGCCTCGGAGCTGCACGCCGGTCTGGCCGCAGCACTGGCCGAAATCCCCGGCCTGCGCGTCGCCGACCACGTCCCCGAGAACCTCAACCCGCCGCAGGCGGTCGTGCAGCTCGACCAGGTGACGTACCACCGGGCCATGGGTGGCGGGCTGTCGGAGTGGCGGTTCGTCGTCGTGATGGTCGCCGGACGCATGGGTGACCGCACTGGCCAGCTCACCATCGACGGCTGGTTGTCGTGGGACGGCGACCAGTCGGTGCGGGCCGCCCTCGAGGTCGACCCGACGCTCGGCGGCGTGGCGCAGACCACCAAGGTGGCGCAGTCGCTCGCCATCCGGCCGCTGTCCATCGGAGAGCTCACCTACCTGACCGTCGAGCTCAACGTCGACGTCACAGCCTGACCAGGAGGCACCCGTGTCCACCTACAAGATCGTCGGCCCACTTCCCGTGGCCGGCAAGCAGCCCGGCGAGACCGTCACCACCGACGACCTCGACGGATGCGACGTGGAGCACCTCATCGGTGCGGGCCACCTCGCGCCCATCAGCAAGTCCACCACCAAGGCCGCCCAGGCCGCAGACTTCAAGGAGTAGACGATGGCCATCGTCATCACCAACGCCAACGTGACCGTGGGCGGCGTCGACCTCTCGTCGCACATCACCAAGGTCACCCTCAGCACCTCGGTCAACGAGGTCGAGACGACCGCCATGGGTGCCTCCGGCATCACGCGCGTCGGCGGCCTCAAAGACTCGTCCGTCTCGATCGACTTCAACCAGGACTTCTCTGCCGCGGCGGTCGAGGCCACCATCTACCCGCTGCTCGGCTCAACCGCCACGGTCGTCGTCAAGCCCGTCGGCACCGCCGTGAGCGCGACAAACCCGTCGTACACGGCCAGCGTGCTGGTCACCGAGTGGATGCCGCTTGACGCCCAGGTCGGCGACCTGTCGACGGCGTCCGTGTCGTGGCCCGTCAACGGTGCGATCACCAAGGCGACCGCCTGATGGCTCTGATGAGCCTGGCAGTGGTCCGGGGCGACGGCGAGCGTGCCGTCGTCCCGGTCACGCCGAAGGTCGTGGTGGCCGTCGAGCGCCAGTTTCACAAGTCGATGAGCTCGCTGTTCAGCGAGGACGCGTCAATGGAGGTTCTGGCCTGGACGGCGTGGAAGGCGTCGCACTTCGCCGGGCAGGTCGTCAAGCCGTTCGACGAATGGCTAGACGACATCGAGTCCATCGAACCCGTGGACGAGGGCCGAGTCCCTTTCGAGACTCGATGACCCTGCTGGTGGCACGCGTCGCCGTGGCCACCAGCATCAGCCCCAACGAGCTCCTTGAGGCCCCGCCCGAGGTGTTCTGGGCGATGGTCGCCGTCCTGCAAGAACAGGCCAAGGAGGCCAGCCGTGGCTAGTCGAGGCGTCAGCGTCAGCCGCCAGGACTACGGCATGGACGTCGTCGTCTACGGCCTCAAGGACACCATGAAGGCGCTCCGGTCCATCTCGCCGGACGTCGCCAAGCAGTTCACCAAGGAGATCCGCGAAGCGATCTCGCCGGTGCAGACGCTGGCGCGGACCAAGGTGCCGGCCCGTCCCATGCGCAACTGGGACGACCGTGGCACCGGCGTGTGGTCCACGCGCCTCGGCTGGAACGCCACCAAGGTCCGCCAGGGCATCACCATCAACCAGGGCGGCCGCGGTCGTCGTGGTAGCGGCGTCTCCGTCGGCTGGAAGGTGATGAACAAGAACGCCGCCGGCGCCGTGTTCGAGATCGCCGGCCGAAAGAGCTCGGGATCGACCCGTGCCGGCGTCGCCTTCCGCTCCAACCTGACGCTCAACGGTGGACGGCCCAGCCGCCTCATCTGGCAGGCATGGGACGAGCTCGGCGGTGACCAGCACATCACCCCCAAGGTCGTCGAGATCGCCGACCGGGCCAGCGCCACCGCACAGGCGCTGATGAACGCAGCGAACGACAAGGGGTAGGCCGTGGCCGTCCAGCTGAACATCGTCGGCAACTTCGACGACAAAGAGCTGAAAAACGCCGAGCGCGCCCTCGCACGCCTGCGCGACGGTGCCGGTGCGACCAGCGGCACCCTCGGTGCCAAGTTCAAAGAGATGGGTGACAAGGCCGTCGACCTTGGCAAGAAGATGACCACCATGGTCACGCTGCCGCTCGTCGGACTCGGCGTGTACGGCATCAAGCTCGCCGGCGAGCTGCAGGACTCTCAGGCCATGTCGGCACAGGTCTTCGGCTCCTGGGCTAAACAGCTCGACGGCTGGGCCAACGGGGCGGCCGACAACTTCGGCCTGGCCAAGGGTGCGGCACTCGACGCCGCCAACCAGATGGGCATCCGCCTGCGCCAGATCGGCGGCATGACCGAGGGTGCCGCAACGCAGACCTCAACGTCTCTCGTTCAGTTTGCCGGCGACCTGGCATCGGCTTTCGGCGGACCTGTCGAAGACGCCAGCGCTGCCCTGCAGAGCGCTCTGACGGGCGAGTACGAGCCGCTCAAGCGCTACGGGATCGTCATCAACGACGCCGCCCTGCAGGCCGAGTACTTCGCGGAGACGGGCCACAAGGTCAAGGGCTCGCTGACTGCCCAGCAGAAGCAGCAGGCCACGCTCGGCATCATTATGAAAAACGGCGCCATCATCTCTGGCGACTACGCCAGGAACGCCGACGGCGCCACCAATGCACAGAAGACGCTGACCGCAAAGCTCAAAGACGCCGCCACCACCATCGGCACCATCCTCCTGCCCTACGCCACCAAAATGGTCAAGTGGGGCAGCGACCTGCTCGAGCGGTTCAAGAAGCTTTCCCCCGGCGTTCAAAAGTTCATTGTCATCGCCCTCATCCTTGCCGCAGTCCTCGGTCCGCTGCTCGTGATCCTCGGCTCGATCGCGACGGCCGTAGCCGCCATCTCGTGGCCAGTTGTGCTGGTCGTCGGACTCATCGCCGCGCTCGTGGCCGGCGTCATTTATGCCTACAAGCATTTCGACGGTTTCCGACGCGTCGTCGACACCGTGGCCAAGTGGTTGAAGGAGAAGCTCGGCGAGGCTTTCACCTGGGTGAAAGAGACGGCCATTCCGGCCCTCGTCAAGGCGTTCGACTGGTTCAAGCAGAACGTGCTGCCCAAGATCGTCGACTTCGTCAAGGGTGCCGCCGGCGCATTCATGGACTTCGTGCGCGGCGTCGGCGACTTCCTCGGCAAGGCGCGCGACGTCGTCATGTCGTTCGTGGGTTGGCTGCAGAAGTGGGTCGTGCCCGTCATCAACTCGGTCGTTGACTTCCTCATTGCCGGGTGGAAGCTCTACTGGACGGTCACCGGACCGATCTTCAGCATGATCGTGGCAATCGTGAAGGGCGCCATCGACGTCATCGTGTTCATCGTCAAGGCGTTCATCGGGATCGTCTCGCCGATCTGGAACGGCCTGTGGACGATCATGTCGGCCGTCGTCAGCAACGCCTGGTCGTGGATCAAGACGAGCGTCCAGTCCGCCATGCAGTTCGTCAAGGGCATAATCGACATCTTCACCGGAATCATCTCTGCCGACTGGGGCAAGGTGTGGATGGGGATCAAGGGCGTGATCGACGGAGCCTGGGGCGGCATCAAGGCCACCGTCTCGTTCTTCATCGGCGTCGTCAAGGGCGCCCTCGACGGCTTCCTCGGTTGGGCCGGAAATACGTTCGGCGGCGTCGGCGAGACGCTCCTGGCGCCGTTCAGGTCCGCCCTCGGCGGGTTCAAGTCGCTGTGGAACAGCACCATCGGCGGCAAGGGCTTCACCACGCCCGACTGGATTCCGGGCATCGGCGGCAAGAGGTTTGAGATCCCGCGACTGCACTCCGGCGGCATCGTGCCCGGCCCGGTCGGCATGGAGGTCCCGGCGATCCTGCAGGCCGGCGAGGCCGTGCTCCCGATCCAGGCCGTGCGCAACCTTGCTGGCGAGCGCCAGGGCGGCGGCACGACCTACAACATCACCGTAAGCGCCGGCATCTCCGACCCGGCCGAGGTCGGCCGCAGGGTCGTCGACGCCGTCAAGAGCTACGAGCGCCTGAACGGGGCTGGCTGGCGGGCAGCCTGATGCCCTGGCCAACGCTGACCGTCGAGCTCGGCCTCACGACCTCAAGCAGCGGCTTCATCATCGGCGACGCGACACTCGGGCAGATCGGCACGGGAACCCTCGGGGCCATCACCTGGACCGACGTCACGAGCAGCGTGCTCGAGGCCGACGGCGTCACCATGAACCGTGGGTCGACCCGCAACCAGGGGCCGTACTTCCGCTACGAGTCCGGTTCGTGCCAGTTCACGTTGCTCAACCGCAACGGAACCTGGGACCCGACGAACGAGTCGGGCCCCTACTTCGTCGGCGGCGTCAGCCAGCTCCGTCCGGGCCTGCCCGTGCGTGTGTACGCAACGTCGGACGGCGGAAAGTTCCTGCTGTTCGTCGGGAAGGTCGACTCGTGGCAGGTCGGCTACGCAGAGGCCGGCACGCACTCGACCGCCGAGGTTACCGCCTCGGACCCGATCGCCTACCTCGTGGCGGCCGACCCGCTTGAGTCGGCAGAGCAGGGAACCGGCGAGAACGCCGGAGCACGCATCAACCGCATCCTCGACAACGTCGACTGGCCCGCTGCCGACCGTGACGTCGACACGAGCGGGTTCGCCACGCTCCAGTCGACGACACTTGCCCAGTCGGCCTGGACCGAGGCGACGCTGGTCGCCGACTCCGTCAACGGCTACCTCGCAGCCGACTCCGTCGGCCGCGTCGTCTACCGGGAGAAGAACCGGATGCCTCGCGTGGCGTCCGTCGTCTTCGACGACACCGGCTCCAACCTGCCCGTCGTCGACGTGGAG